TTACGCGGTGCCCCAGGCTTGGGACGTGTCAGCGGTTCTGTGCGCGCATTTTGTGCGTTTAATTTCAGACCCACCGGCTTAAGGTCACTGGGGCAAGCCTCGCCCCGGTTGACGGTCTGGCAAGCCTCCCAGTATGGGATCAGGCTCTCCCAAAGCTCGCGGATCCCTTCCTTTCCGTGCTGCTGGTGCAGCGTCAGCAGATCGCGCCATTCTGCGGCAGTCAAGGTCGAGCGCTCCGCGCAATAACGCAAGTCTCGTAACTGGCGCTTTTCGTTGCGGATTTGCTCGCGCAGCAGTTCGCGGGCGTCGGCTGCGGCCTGTTGCCGCTCCTTTTGACTGGTGAACATCAGGCCGCCTCCCCTGCCAGAGAGACCATCAGCACGAGGCGGCCTGTTGCTGTTGCCATGCCGCAGTCTGTGACGTGCAGCAGACCGCGACGCTGCAGCGAGCGCGCAACCCGTACGGTTTCGCGGTCTGGCGCGATGGTATGGGGCCCGGGGTGGTTCTGGCAGAACTGCAGCATGTGCCGCTGCAGGTATCCGAGGGATTGATTCATGGCAAGGTGAGCCTATGTGAACCCTTGCACAGTAACAGCACAAGCAACCGAGCCGACCAGACTGTAAAGTTACACAACATCGGCAGAGTGTGGGCAGGGCTGGGGCCCATACTGTGCGAGTCGTTCGGCCTACCACGCCATGACAAAACCGAATCCCGTTCTGCTGGACCGCCTGCAGCGTCTCGACGGCTGCGCAGGTCACTGGATCCTGGACCGCAGGGATCAAAACCAACGCGGCTACGATCTGGACCGTTTGCCGTGCTTTGGGATCCGGACTGCCGAGGCTGCCCTGATCGAATGCCAGCAACAACACTGGCGCAACTGTCGTTTGCTTTTCAGCCCGGCCAAACTCGACGACGATTGCAGCTGGCCTGGCGGCTATGACGCCCCATCACATTACCGATCCAACGCCCGTGTCTTCCGTGAGCAGTTCAGCCGTGAGCTGGAACGGGCCGACGGTGACGCCGACGGGACCGCGCTGGACCTTAGATTCCTGACGGACGACATGTTGGAGACCATAGAGTCCCTGGAGAGTTACCCCGTGTTGGATGACGGAGACCACTCTGCCCTTGAGCTGGATTGTCAGACGGAAGCGTGGGAATCCTGGGCTGCTTCAGAGTGGCGGAATGCCGTACGGGATGCACTGGCGCAATACGCCCCGTTAGCAGTTGTCGAGGCTAACCAGTATGGGCCGAGCACTGCCAAGTTCTGGGCTGATGATCAGCTGGACCTGATCCCCGACGCCGTGCTGGATCCTAAGCTGCTGGACCTTTTCAACACTTGCGCGGAAGCGGCTAACCAGTACTGGGAGGAAGAGCAAAACAGTGGGTTCTGGATCCGTATTTCAAAGGTGGCGGAAGCGCTGGACCTGTACGACCTGCGAGACTTGACCGGGCTGCCCTTGCTGGATCCCTCGCAGGAATGGCGGCGGGAACCCTACCCCTGGCCGGACGGGTCGACCGATCCTCTGGCGCCGGTTCTGGTTTGACAGCCGGCCGGTTCAGGCCTTACCATTGCACATAAGCCACACCACGGCAAACCACCATGAAAACAGCAACACTGACCGACCAGCACCGGGCCGCCTTCTTTGCCGCCCGTGGTGCCATGCAGTCTGTCGAGGCTCTCTATGATCTGGCGATGTTTGCCAGTGCTAGGGATTGGAGCATTGAGGATCTAGCCCCAGCGTCTGCAGCATTTGCGGCTGATCAGGGCTGGGACCTTGACGCTACCCGCGACAGTATCGGCGAGGCAGTCTCGGACTATGCGCGGGAACTGCCCCTGTCGGTCCTAGTCCGTTCAGACTGGCACGCTCCCGGTTCGGACTTTGAGCCCGGCCAGTTTGAGATACTGCTAGCGACTGGCGGCCCGGCAGTCCGCATCATCGGCGAGTTAGACCACCGATTGGAACCCTACAGGCCGCAACTGCAGTATCAGGACTGGGGCATCCCCTGGACTGACCATCCCGAGAGCAAAGTGGACTGGCTTGAGTGGTTCGCCGGACTGTTCTGGTACGGGGACTGACTGGCACACCCCAGACCCTACGGGCCCGGCCACACGGTCGGGCTTTTCGCTGGGCGCTTAAGATTGAACCAAAGATTGGAGACTGTAACTGTGACGGATCAGCCGGAAGCTAACAGCGTGGTTCCGGAAGATCTTCCGGAGACTGTAGAGAAAAGGCCCAGGCCTTACGGGAAGCGCAACCCTGACGCCGTGATTGAAGAGCGGCGGAAGCGGCTTTATAAGCGGCAGTTGACGGGCCTGCCCGTTCGGCAGCTGGTGCTAGATCATGCTGATCGCGAAAGCATCGGCGAAGTTACAGCATGGCGAGACTGGGACGCCGTGAAACAGTGGAACGAGGAGGACTGGAGCAAAGATCGCGAGAGTATAGTTTCACGTCTTCAGGCTATGCGCATGAGAGCAATTGACGCAGCCATCCGCAAAGGGCAGATCGGATCAGCTCAGTTACTGATGCGCGACCTTGGCGCGGTGGTCGGCGAGGTTGCGCCGGAGACCCTGGCCGCCCAGGCGCCGGCGCTGCAGATCACGGTCGAAGACAAGCGGCAGACCTGAACCGCTGCGAGTGTTACAGAGTGTGAAGCCTGGGGCGTTGCGGCCTCGACGCGACCCCAGGCGTCGCTATTGTGTGAGGGTACCAAGGGAAACCAACCCATGCAAACTCTCGAAACCGCCAACCGCAACTGGCTTGCTGAAGCTAAGCTCCGCTCTGATCTGAGTCGCGACGTCGCCGCCCTTGCCGCTCGCATCGGTGCCGATTGCACCCGGGGCGATAAGGACATTAGCGAGCTGTGGCGGCTGATCCGCATGGCTCGCGAGCTGGGAGCCTGAGCCATGAAACGGACCATCGCCGCTCTCGTTCTGCTGGCACTCGCAACGTCCACCGCTAACCTGCCCCTCGCCGTGGCCCTCGCGGCTGGGGGCCTGGCGATCGGTGCCACGGTGCCGGCAGAGTGATCTGTTTTGTGCTACACTGACATAGTCAAACAAGGGAAACCACCCCATGACCAACACCCCCACCGCCTGGAACGCTCTCCGCTCCAAGGTCCAGACCGCAACAGCCCAGCTCACTGACGCCCAGCTCACCGGTAAGGTGGCCAGCCTGCAGCGTCGCTGGCGTGAACACCGCCGGGCTGCCACCTGGGACGTGTTACAGGAGCTGTACACTGAACAGCACAGGCGCCGGTGGGCTTGAGCCCCCGGCCATAGCAAAGCCCCCTAGCGGGGGCCTTTTTTATGGCTTGTGACCTAGCGGATCAGTACAGATCGCTGGGCACGATCGGCTCACCGCTAGTGGTGACACACCGGAAGCCTAGCTTTTCGAGGGTGCTGATCGTCTGCGGGAGTAAGGTTTTGGATCCGGTCAGGCTGCAAAGCGCAACGGCTGGATCGTTTGCCGGGTAAGCGCGGACCTGTCCAAAAGCGGACCGGATCTCAAAGGTGGCTTGCTGCATGGTGGGTTTGGTGTCCCTTTACTTCTTTAGTGTAGCACATCCGACGCGCAAGCGTGGGGGGTATGTTCACAAAAAGTAACACAAAAAGCGGGGCCCAGGGAACCTACTGGTACATTCCCATTTCCTTCTTCTGTTACACATCTGGGGGTAGTGTTGCGATTCTTGTAATACACTGCAGGGTACCTGCTAGAAAAATGGCCACTAAATGCCCGAATCGCCAGCATTAACGCTCCGTTGGGCCCAAGGCGAGGTTTTCTCCAGCCGCAAACGCTTCAGAGTGTTGGTCGCCGGCCGCCGCTTCGGAAAAAGCTACCTCTCGTGTATCGAATTATTGCGTGGGGCGATCGAGAGGCCGGGCGAAACGTTCTTCTACGCCGCCCCTACATACCGAATGGCGAAGGACATCGCCTGGAAAGTCCTGAAGAAACTCGTCCCAAAAGCCTGGATCAAAAGCAAAAACGAGACTGACCTCAAAATCGAACTCGTCAACGGCTCCACCATCGAACTCAAAGGCACCGAAAACGCCATGGCCCTGCGAGGCCGCAGCCTGGCTGGCGTGGTGCTCGACGAGGCCGCCTTCATGGACTCCGAGGTCTGGTTCGAGGTCATCCGCCCCGCCCTCGCCGACAAACAGGGCTGGGCCCTCTTCATCTCCACCCCCGACGGCACCGCCAGCTGGTTCTACGACCTCTGGTGCTACTGCGAACAGGACGACCCCGACTGGCAACGCTGGCAATTCACCACCATCCAAGGCGATAACGTCCCCGCCGCCGAAATCGAAGCCGCCCGCGCCCAACTCGACGCCCGCACCTTCCGCCAAGAGTTCGAAGCCAGCTTCGAAAACCTCTCCGGCCTCGTCGCCGTCTCCTTCTCCGACGACAACATCGACAAGCTGGTACAAGACCTCCCGGTCCTCCCTCTCCTCATCGGCGTCGACTTCAACATCGACCCCATGTCCGCCGTCTGCGCCGTCAAAAAAGGCGACGTCCTCTGGGTCTTCGACGAAATCATCATGACCGGCGGCGCCACCACCTGGGACCTCTGCGAAGAAATCCAGACCCGCTTCGGCGTGGAACGCCGCACCATTGCCTGCCCCGACCCTACCGGCGGCGCCCGCAAAACCTCCGGCGTTGGAGCCACCGACCACAACATCCTCCGCAAGTCCGGCTTCACCGTCTCCAGCCCCCGCTCCCCCTGGAAAATCCGCGACAAAATCACCTGCGTCAACACCGCCCTCCTCGACGCCTCTGGAACCCGCCGCCTCTTCATCCACCCCCGCTGCAAAGAACTCATCAAATCCCTCCGCACCCTGACCTACGCCCCCGGCACCGGCCTCCCCAACAAAAACCTCGGCGTGGACCACGCTTTCGACGCCTTGGGCTACCTCTGCCTCCAAACTTTCAACCTCGCCAAACCAGAATCCCTCGGCAAGACCAACTATCGTGTGTGGTAACCCACTTGGGACGTTATGGCCGCCAAAAAACCCACCAAGGCCCAGAAAAAAGTCTCCAAAGTCATGCGCGAGTACGGCAAAGGCGAACTCCACTCGGGCAGCAAAAAAGGCCCCGTGGTCAAATCCCGCAAACAGGCCATCGCCATCGCCCTCTCCGAGGCTGGAATGTCCATGCCCAAGAAAAAATCCACCAAAAAAGGTAAAAAATAATGGCTAAACCCGGTCTCTACGCCAACATCAACGCCAAGCGCAAGCGTATCGCTGCCGGAAGCGGCGAAAAAATGCGCAAACCCGGCTCCAAAGGCGCCCCCACCGCCGCCGCCTTCAAAGCC